GTTTCCCAGTCACGATCCGGTTGCCAACTGGGGGTCCGAGTGAGGAGATTTACTAGTGTGATGTACCGTGGTACTATGAAATAATGGGGGATAAGGACCCAAAGGCCCTGATTGCCGACATCGCGGAGGAGCGGCCCACCGAACTCTCGGCCATTAAGCTGGACCAGGAGGTCTTTGGCCTGCGACTCTCCGGCGTCTCGCCAGGGGAGATTGCCTACCGCCTGGGGATATCCGAGACCGAGGTCCAGACCCGAATCAGGAAGATGAGGACTAGGATGAAGGCCGAGATGGCGGCTGACGCCTACTCCCTGGCACTGCTCGAGGACGCTCGCCTATCGGCCTTGCTCGAAGGGCTCTGGGGACAGGCTACTGCAGGGGACGTGCAGGCTGTCCGGGCTTGTATAGAGATCAGCAAGGAGCGGCGGAAGCTGTTCGGCCTCGACGCCCCTGTGCGCCTCGATATCTTTGCGGATACTAAGCCTCCTCAGGATGGCCCCTCAGACGCCCAGAAATTGGCTGCGCTGAGTCTGGACGAGCTCAAGCAGCTCCAGGCACTGACCAAGAAGATAAACGCCTCACAGACGATTGTGGAGGCCGAGCTAGAGGAGATAGACAATGAGGACTAGCCTGTTCAGTATTATGACTCTGACCTTCCCTGGATACCTGGGCGGAGGTATAGCAGTGCAATCCACCCCAGTGGCCGGGTTCTTTATCTTCTTAACCGCTTGCGCCGGGACCTGGGTTATGTCTAGAATGGTACTGGGAGTAGACGAAAGAGGAGAACTATGAAGAACGAACAACACAACCTAGAGACGGAAAACAAGAAGCTGCGATTTGCCCTAGAATCGCACCTAGCCTGGCTCAGGGTGCAGATCAACTACATGGGAACTAAGGGGTCCTTTGAAGAGGCGGAGGCCAATCTTTTCGACAGAATCGAAGAATTTGGAGTCACCGTCCGCTGATAATTTGCTTCAGATGCCGCTGCACCGAATGGCTCTACATGACGGACGTGTGGAACTACATCATGTGCAAGAAATGCGGCGCATTGTGTCCCATCAATGTGGATACCTGATGAGACAGAGCTCGAGAGGGCCATAGCCCGAGAGTCGTTCGAGGAGTACGTGCGCCTTATAGCGCCCAATTACCAGTTCTCCAAGTTCCATATCGCCCTCGCCGATATCTTGACGCGCTTCGGCAAAGGCGAGCTGACCAACATCATTATCCAGGCCCCTCCTCAGCACGGGAAGTCGGAGCTCTTCTCTCGGCTCTTCCCAGGCTGGCTGCTGGGCATCCATAGAGGCATCGACGTGCTCGCCACTTCTTATGGTGACGGACTGGTGAAGAAGAACGCCAGGGCGGCGAGGCGCTATATCGAGACCCCCGAGTATGCCCGACTGTTCCCAGGGCTGGTGGGGGCCCAAGGCCTCGTGAGCACCCAGAACGAGTTCGAGACCACAGAGGGTGGGTATAGAGCGGCAGCCATCCGAGCAGGTCTGACAGGGCATGGGGGTTCCTTCATCCTTATCGATGATCCCTTCAAGAACCGCGAGGAGGCCGACTCAGTGACCATCCGGGACAAGGTGTGGGACGAGTATACGTCTTCAATCATTACACGTTGGAGACGGGAGGTAACGTATAAGGGAAAACAGATCCGAGGAGGGATCGCCCTCACCAACACCCGATGGCACGAGGACGATCTCGCAGGTCGATTATTGAAGGTTGCAGCTACCGACTCTGATGCAGATCAATGGACCGTGTTCAACTTCCCGGCTATAATGGAGTAGGGTTATGGACAATCCCTATGAGTGGAGGCAGCCCGGTGAGGCTCTCTGGCCGGAGAACAAGTCGTTCACTGCAGACCAGCTGCGGAAGATTCGGGCGTCTGTTGGGGAGAGGGATTGGCAGGCTCTCTACCAGGGCCACCCCAGAGCCGAGGGCGGGGAGATCTTCCTCGCCAAGCACATCGCCTACTGGTACCCACACAAGACCGAGGCACCCCTCCCCGTACGGGTGGATGGGCAGGAGCAGCCCCAGCCCCTGATACAGCTGCCCCATGACTCCTTCCTCAATAGCTACACCCTCTCGGGCGACCTCACCTTCAAGGGCAAGAACGACAGCGACTTCGTGGCGCTCGGCGTGTGGGCTACCTGGGGCCGCTACGAGATTCTCATCGACCAGATCGTGGGCCGGAAAGGCTTCGCAGCCACTATCACGGCGATTGCCTCTCTCCTGGGCAAGTACCCCAAGATCGGGGCTATCTTGATAGAGGACGCAGCGAACGGCCCAGCGGTGATCGAGACCCTCAAGGCCCGCTTGCCGGGGGTGATCCCGCGGTCGGCGGCGGGCGGCAAGGAAGCCAGGGCTCACGCCATATCCCCTCGCTTCGAGGCCGGGGACATCCTGATCCCCCATCCCTCCTACGCCCCATGGGTTGCTGACTATGTGAGGGAGCTGTGCGGCTTTCCTCGGGGTGCGAATGACGATCAAGTAGACCAGACCACCCACTATCTTGCCTGGCGCACAGAGCGAAAGGGCGGCCTGGACAGGCTCCTACAGCTCGGCGCTTTCTAGGGAACACCATGATAAAGATCACCAGCATTGAGTTCGTTGACCCTCCGTCCGTCTTCGAGGACCAGTCCCGAATAGACTACCTGGTGTACGAGGAGCCCTGGGTGAAGATCTTCTACGATGGCCATATCATTAGGATTCCTCTCACCAACGTGACTTTCATGATATTTCATGAACCTATGGTGGACTACGACGTGGAGCTGTACAGGGCCATGGGAGAGACCTTCGACAACCAGGAGATCGCCGACATGATCGCGGAGGGCAATTTGTTCAAGAAAAAGGTCTGATTGTCCTTGCACTACGTTATGTATTTGGTACTCTAAATATGTGGCCGATGGGGGCCAGAGAAGAGGAGCCAAACATGATGAAAGCAGTACCTGGATTGAAGAACACCGGAGGCCTTTTGGAAGAGACTCAGGTCGTGATTAACTCAGAGACCCGAGAGCCTTCTGAGATTTACTACGGACAGAAGTACACCGCCCATATGGCACCCTGGGTGCCCAACTCGGCTGGCCTGTTCATCGAATTCCGCCCAGATGGGGACGGTCCATCCTACATTGTGCCTTTGACGGGCCTGAGGTAAGATCTAGTATCGAGACGGTTGGGACAGACCACGGTCTATCGGGAACGCTAATCCCTACGAGCGGGTGAGAGGCCCGCAAGGGAGACTCGGATGGTTGATTTAGAGGAGAGAACGGAGAATCGCCAGATAATGACGGACGCTATGCAGTCGCTTAAGCGGAGGGAGGCGGACATCGTCTATAGACGTGAAGTGCTTGGGGAGACCTTGCGAGCTATAGGAGACGACTACGGTATCAGCCAGAAGAGGACCAGAGACATCTGTCTTCACGCGATCAGAAAGATGCGCTTAGAAATTTCTCGCGGAAGACATATCTTCGCTCCTTCTCAAGGAAGGCTGCCTCGAAAAGAGGATAGGGGGCTTTTCCGGAGGTCCTGCTCGGAGAGTAGGCAGGCTTGGGAGGAGGCTATGATACTCCTAAGCCATTCCCCCAGCACTTACGAATCGAGTCATTATAGACGTCTTATGGAGAAGGTTTTTAGAGACCAATGATCTTTGAGGAGGTTCACATGTCAAACTACACAGACGACGAAGAGTTGCGGAGATGGATCGCTACCCACACTCACCCAGCTATCACAGAAGATGCGATTTTTGTGGATGAGTTTGGTGTAGCCTGGCATCGGCCTAAGAAGATAAAATGTGAGTGTGGGGCGGAGAAACTGAAGTTAGCGGGGCACTCTGATTGGTGCCCGAAAACAGAAGAGGAGAAGAGTCAATGATGAGTGTACAAGAACTAGAAACAACTCGCACCTGCCCAAGATGTGCGGGGGAGGTATCTACAATTGCCTGGTCAATCCATCCTGCTACAGATAATTACGTGGTTACGGGCGATGCTGAGCCGGTCGGACATTATTCCACGTGTCGAGTCGAGAAGCTCGGCCAGTGCGCCGATTGCACTTATCACACCAAAGAGTTCTGGGAAGGAACCTGAGATGAATATAGGCAGAATCGCGATTGACATGGTCCTCCGTCACGAGGGGGGCTACGTCAACAACCCAGCCGACCCCGGTGGGGAAACGAACATGGGCATCAGCAAGAGGTCCTACCCAAACCTCGATATCAAGAAGCTGACCCGCCCGCAGGCGATCTTAATCTATAAGCAAGACTACTGGGACGCCTGCCGCTGCGACGACCTGCCCCCTGCCATCGCCCTGTCCGTCATGGACTACGCGGTTAACTCCGGGACCCACCAGGCTGTGAAGGACCTGCAGCGGGTGATAGGCTGCAAGGCTGACGGGCAGATCGGCCCTATCACCCTGCGGTACGCGGAGAATGCCTATCAGCAGCACGAGAGCCGGGTCCTCATCTGGTATCACAACAGGAGACTGCAGCTGGTCCAGAAGCTGGACGCATACGCTGCTTTTGGAGATATCTGGAGGAAGAGGATTCTAGAGACGCATGGGCTTGCTATGCAGGTTCACGCGTATCTGCACCCTATGAAGTTTCTGCCATGAAGTTGTGGGAGTGGATCAAGGACATCATTTGGCCCAGGGAGCCTTTACAGATGTCTCAGTTTGGGTCCCTGGCCAAGGTCCGTGAGATCTCGTCCTGTGATCACGAGTGGGAGCCATTTAGAGCGATCATATTTGATACAATAAGAATCAATGCAATATGTAAGAAGTGTGGTACTTTTAATCATAAGCTGCCGAGCAAGAAGCCGGCTTCTAAAGGGAGATAGTCATGGAGAATTGGGAGAAAGAGAAAGAGCGCATGGAGAAGCACATCGAGGTTCTGACCAATATGGGATGGGCTTTGGCGAAACAGCTGACAGACGCTGAGGAGAAGATCGCCAAGTTGGAGAAGGAGCGAGACTCCTCTCAGGAACTAAGTGGTCTGGGGTTCGGTCTTTAGAACTCCCACACTAACCCGAGGGACCCATAGACGTCGGGGCCCCTCGGGGAGTACCTCCCTCCGGCGACAGCATACGCAGAGAGGTCCTCTAGGATGTGGTGGCGATATTGCAAGCCAGCTTCTACTGTCTTATCACGGAGTGAACCGCTCAGGGCAAGGCTAAGGTCCCCGTGGCCGGGCTCGAATTTCTTCTTGACGTCCTTAGCCTTCTCCACAACCCTGGCTAGAGCAACTTTTTTTTGGCTACGTTTGCCTCGACTCCAGAGCCCAAAAAGCTATCGATGATGTCGGATCCGCCCAGGATCTTGCCCAGCTCGTTAAGGCCCTTCTGACCGATGTAGGCCTTAGCCTTTCCGACAGCCAGGTCCAGAGCCTCGCCGGCCTCTTCCTTGGACAGCTTGCCGTCGCCGTTCTTGTCCTTAGCGTGCGCCACGAAAGTCTGCTCGACTTCCAGGAAGGCTCGATTCACGGACTCTGTAGACCGCTCCATCACGCCCCTGATCCAGTCGTTCTCGACTTTCTTTGCTAGGAGGCGAAGCCCCCACATGGCCAAGCCTACGAGGGCCGAGGCGAGAACGCCTAGGGCCGGAATAAGTGAATCTGCTAGTGCTGCATCCATTGTTAACCTCCGAATATGTTAGAAAGGAACTGCCCAGTTGCTGCTCCGCCCCCAGCCACACCGGCTAACATGAGCATGAGTTTCGCGCTCGATTTCTCGAGCCTGTCTAGGCGACTTTCGGTCCGCTCCTGGGAGGCGCGGCTAATTTCAGAGAGGGCGCTTATCTCCCCGGCCGTTCTGGCTAGGAGGCGCTCCGTTTCTCGGAGGTCGTCGCGCACCATATCTAGGGCGCGTAGTGAGGCGTAGTGTTCGTTCATGGTTGAGGCTTCCGACATTAGATATCCTCTGCGTCTAAGGATCTTTTCATTATGTCCCCAGGGATTGCAAAGGATACTACTGGGTATCGCCTAACGCCGGCGACTAGCATTCCGACTACCATCCCCTCCTTGTCGAGGATGGGTCCGCCGCTATTTCCTCCCCAAGCCAGGAGGCTGAATTGTTGGCATACGAGATCGTTCAGATTGGTGAGCCTGGCCATCGGCCCGGCGAAGCCCTCGGTCACTACCTTGCCCACTCCCATGGGGGAACCGAACAGCCATACCCGCTCTCCCTCGAAGGCGCGGTAGTTCCGCAGGCGTAGGGGGATCATTCCTGGATTCCCGTCTAACACGCACAGGTCCATCTTCGGCTCTCGGTAGATGGGCTTAAGGCTGTATGTTACGTATGCCCCGTTCTCTACCCCTATTTTCCCGCCCCTGTCGTAGACGTCGCAGACGTGCTCTGCGGTAATCATCAGGGTTCGGGAGTACGCCCAGATCGTGCCGTATCCTTCGACTTCTCCTTCTGCATCGAAGACGATGGCAGTCGTCACTGACTTGTGGAGGTTGTTCAGGACTGAGGGCGGAATCTTGCTCCTGGTGGGGTCCACGGGCTGAGTTCCGCTCGTGAACACCAGTATCGAAAGCAGGGTTGTCTTCAGGAACATACGTCTTCCTAGTCTAATATCTTAAGGTTCTTGACCCACCCTCGTCCTGCATCGGCAGCGGTGGGATGGCTTCCTATATATAGCAGGTTCATCCCAGAGGGCATGGTCACAGATGTGTCCGGATTGCCGGCGGCGGGGTCTAGGGACCCGTCCAGCTTGGTCTCTACATTGTTGGCCCGGGAGCTGATGACCACGGCGTGGGAGGACCCGTCGAAGGTAGAGTTGTCGAAGGTCAGGTCGGCCTCGGTGGATCCCCCGTCTACGACTCTCGCGGAGTGGGTTGTGTCCGTTCCGTCGGAGAGCAGGGCGACTATGTTGTTCGCCGTACCATCGGAGAATCCTACAACCCAGGTGGCCATACTGCCTGACTCGAAGTCGCTGAGCTGGCTGATGTGGTCCAAGTTGATTGTCGACTTCGTGTCGGCAAAGGTGTCGACTAGGAATGCCATGAGCTCTCGGTCTCGCTGGACGCTGGCGGTCGTGGTGGGGATGTACGAGGACGCTACGTGCGACGCCTCGACTTGGGCTCCCCAGAGGTAGGTATCGATGGTTGCACCGTCCCCGGTGAAGCTGTTGTCGTTGTCAGCCTCGGCGGAGTAGATCCGGCAGTCCTTCGCCCCGGTACTGGTCATCTCGGCAGAGAAGCCGCATCGGTACCAACCGTTGTTCAGCGACTCGATGAACGTGTGCACTATGGTGCCGGATGTGGTCCCTACGGTCCCATTCGCTACGTCAAAGTAGACGCTCACGGTCGGCCCGGTGCTGATCTCCATCTGGATCCAGTCCTTGTCCGCGGCCTTGGCGTAGGTCGAGAAGGTGTACGTCGTGCCACTCGTAAGCGAGATGCTTTGGTTCACGAAGTGGTCGGACTCGACCGCAGAGGCGATTACACCGTCTGCTGTGTCTAGATTGTCTGGAGCCGTCTCCACGTCGGTACTGAGCGTGGCGTCGTCCAGGGTCCAAGTGGTGGAGAAGTCCTCACTCTGCAGGCAGAGGTTCGTGGATGTGATTTCGGAGAGGTAACCGTTCTCTTGAACTCGGGGCCAGCCCGCAGGGACTCGGTAAACCTGTCCGCCGACCGTGGTGGTCGAGTTGGTGGGCTGGAAATAGCTGGGGCTCTGGGAGGCCGTGAACTGGGCAAAGACCCCGGCCAGTTTGACGAACCTCTCTGAAGCGACCGCGGCTTGGTCGTGCGTATCCAGCCAGTTGTCTGACCCCCATGCTGCCACGTAGGCCACCGCACTCTCGAACGGAATCACCCCGTTGCTGTACGAACCGATAGTCATCGGCGCAGCTACTGAGATATCTCCGACGGCTGAAATAGAGGCAGCGGTGCCCCCGACTCCGTTCAAGAAGATGCGAGCAGACCCCGATCGGTCTGCGAAGGCCATCGCGTGGTACCAGGCGTCAGTTACGAGCCCGGTCCCGCTGGTCGTTTCGGCCACATTACTGCCGTCGTCTAGGCGCAGGGCAATTTGGCCCAGGCCGGTTATGTAGAGAAGCCACGCCGCTCCGGTAGAGCCACTCCTCTTTGCGGCGATTACTTTGCCGTCGCCATTGTATTGGAACACGACCTCGAAGACCATGTCCTCGTTCGTGAACTCGCCCGTGGTATTGTCCCCGGCCTGATACCTGTTACCGCCGTTGAATCGGACAGAATCAGAGTTTGCATCGAGGAAGGGCGCCCCGAAGTTGTATGTGGGGGCGGTCCCGGCCTGCCGGGTTAGGGTCGTCCCATAAGCCCAAGCGTCCCAATCGGTGGCATCGGCGTCGCCGCCTTTGTATCGAATGGTAGGGGTATTAGTTACGCCGTTTATAGTGATAGAGTCGGATAACTGGTTCAGACCGTTGGTTGTGAGATTTAACTGGAAGGCCGCAGCTACGCCTGGATCGACGATCAGCTGATCGGGGGACACAGGATACACTGGGGAGTTGATGGATCCCCAAGGCTTGCCGTTAAATACGGTCATTAGTCGTGTGCGCAGCTACGCCAAGAGATTTCGTCAGATGCCGTTCCGCCGGTGGCCGTGCAGGTCACTCGGCAAGTTCGGGCGGCTGCCGCAGGCACTGAGAAAGTACCAGTGGCGTTTCCGCTGACTGAGATTTCTGGGTTGTAGGCCTCAAGGGTGTCCGCTCCGCTCACGATGATTGCCTCGGTGACGTCCACGTAGTTGGTCCCGTCCAGGCTAATTTCGGCAGTGAAGGTCAAAGCCGTAGCAGCGCTGTTGGTGTGGTCCCATGCGATAGTCAGAAACTGGAAACCGTGGTTGGCATCCCCGTTATCCATGCTATGCTCGTAAGAGACGGCCGTATCGAGAGTCTCGCCCTCGACCACCAACGAGGTGTCGGCAGAAGCGGTATTGGAGTGGTAAAAGCGTGATCTTGCCATAACAAATCCTAGGGTAGAAGATTGAATCGACTAAGCGCTATCGCATCCTGATCCGCAGTCAGGGCGGGGACAATCCCGGCCCCTATATGGACATTGAGTAGCGCAATTGTACCATCGTAGTCGGCTGTAGTCGAGGCCGCGTCTCCGCCGGCCGTGAGATTGGTTGATCCTCCGGTCACAGAGCCAATTGCGGCGATTGAACCGGAGCCGGTGTTGAGACCGTTCACGTAGGTCCGGACGTTGTTCCCATGCTCCACAAAGAACATGACGTGATACCAGCGCCCGTCTGTGAGGGTAGGGGTTCTCAGGGCGGCCGCGGTCGTTCCGTCGTCCAGCTGGAAAGTGACTCGGGTCAGAGTATCGACAAACAGGAACCAACCAGTGCTTCCGTCGTATTTAGACAGGAATTCCTGGTTCGACACAGGCGAGACTGGGGTCTGCAGGATAATCTCGATTATCATGTCGTCAGTGCCCATGTCTGCATAACTGGTCGATGTCGTATCTCTGTAGACACTATTGCCCGACGCGAATGTGACCCCTTTAGTTCGGTAAGGGGTGTCGACGATAGTTGGATCAGTACCGCCAGCATTAGTAGGCAGGTGTGTGCCCTGCCCGTTCTTCCAAGTACTGGCGGCTGCGCCGTCTCCTCGGAGCTGGATGGTGGTAGACGAGCCGTTGATTCTTGGGGGAAGTCGATAGATACCTTCTGGTTGGATAACGGGCATAGAATGAACGACGTATGCTTCGGGCCCCTGGTCCTGTCCCACAGCTACCACAACGCCGTCTTCGCAGGCGATGGAGAAGAGACTGTTGGCTGAGGGGTTGGATAGCTCGATCCAGTTGACGCCGTTCGCGCTCATCAGGACGTAGCCGTCCACCGGGTCGTCGGCCCCGACAGCTAGAAACAGCCCGCCGCCCGTGTGGCAGACGTCGTATAAGTGTTCGTTCCTGGGGTTCGGCTGCTCTGTCCAAGTGTAGGTGTCCGTGGACGTGTAGATAGCCCCGTCCCCACCTTGCCGATTGCCTACGACTACCCACAACCCCTGGCCTCTCACGATTCCTCTGAGGGTGGACGTTCCAGGGATAGTCCTCTCCGTCCAGGTCAGGCCATCGTCGTCGGATACGATTAGGTACGACCCCTGTCCGACAGCCATCCAGATACCATCGTCATAGTACACAGACCGAAGGTCCAGGTTATCCGGGTTGGCGATCTCAGTCCAAGTTGTGCCGTCAGTCGATCGGAGTATGTAACCATCTCCGTCTTCCTGGCCTACGGCGATCATAGTCGTGTCGTTGGCGTAGATGTCGAAAAGATTCAGCGCCTTCGGGTTGGACATTTCGGTCCACACGCCGGGCACCTCCGGATCAAACCGAACGATGTGGGCGTCGCCTCCGTCGTCGTCGCCTACGGCATAGATGAGGCCGTCGTTGAACTCGATCAATGCGTTATAGTCGATTCCGCCACCGATGGTAGAGACAGTCTCCAAGTCCCAGGTAATCAGGTCCCTGGATGTCAGCATGAACTCGGTCCCGCCAGAGTTGTTACCTATGGCGACCCATTTTCCATCTGAATGCTTGATGATCCCCAACAACGATCGGGCAAAGCCGTTCGAATCCTCTGCCCAAGTGGTTTGCAACTGCTGCCACTGGGTACGTGCCAGGAGGCTTGCTTCGTGCTCTGCCATGCGCTGGACGAGCCAGTCCAGGATGGGCTCCACGCCGTAATCCCCGCCAGTGAATCCCGCGTCCTTCAGGCCTTGATTGGGCTCAAACGGCCCATCGTCTTCATAAGCCCATCGGGGGAATTTACCAGCTGAGTCCATTATACAGGCGCCCCGCTTCGGAACACAGCAAAGTCAGCGACGTCTAGCTCGACCGCGAAGACGCGCCCGTCGATATCAACAGTGGCGTGAGTGAGAGACCCGCCGATTGTTGTAGGTAGGGCGATCTCTTCCCAGGTGATGCCGTCGAATGAGTACACAGCGTATGGGCTGGTACCAGACACGCCGCCGACCGCCAGGAATATCGTCCCGGTCCACAGCACGTGTTGTAGGGTGTCGTTTTGGGGATTCGCCCGCTCGGTCCAGGTTGTTCCGTCCGGCGAAGTTACAATGTAAGCATCAGTCCCGTCCGGGTCACCCACAGCAACAAACAGGCCGTTCCCGTACGCAACAGAGTTCAGGTCGAACGCTTTCGGGTTCGCTCTTTCGGTCCAGCTGCTGGTGTCCGTGGCAGAGAAGATCAGAGCATCCCCGCCCGTGTCGTCTCCCACAGCAACCCACGTGCCGTCCCCGTACACAACTCTGCGAAGCTGCGCACCCGCAGCACCAATGAGAACATCCGCCCAATTTGCGCCTCCATCTAGAGATCTTGCAATGTAGTGACCGCCAAGTCCGTCGAGGCCTACCCCCACGAATTCCCCGGCTCCGTAAGCTATCCCATCCAACCTGGGGGCAGTGGCCGCAGAGGGCCAAGTGCTCGCCGTCCAAGAAGTTCCGTCGTTAGTAGATGTCGCGATACTGGTGCCGCCGCTGACCCAGGTGCTAGCGTGATCGGTAGCCAGTGCGTCGCCGGTTGTCCCCGGGGCCGCCTTGGTGGTCCAGGTGCCCCCTCCTACAGACGTTTCCGTGCCTCCGGTGGAGGACAGCATAATGACCCCGGAGGAGCTGTTCGTAACAATCTGGGGGCTGCCGATCAGCGGGGTGTCGTAATCCTCTTCCCAGAAGAAGATTTCCGCGGCGCCGATGCGAAGGGAGTTGTGCTGCTGCCATTGGTCAAGGTGCCGCAGGAGCCAGTTGATATGCTCGTCTGCAATTACGTCGTTAGGGGCCCAGCCGGTCCGCTTGAGGTCCTCAGGGGGTTCGGTCGCGGTAGCGGCACTCGCCACCCAATCAATAAATCGTCCAGGTCTTGCCATTAGAACGAAACTCCTCCGGCGAGTTTCCCGCCAGTGCTACCAGCCAAGTCGCCGACCCCTGTCCCGGCATCCGTCTCGGGATAGTCGGCTACTGCGCCGAAGGTGAACATAGCGGCCGGAGCAGACTCTAGGTATACGCCAGTCCCCCCGACGCCAGCCGATTTCGCTCCGCCCACAAGCTCCAGTTTCTCCTCTGCGTCGCTCCCGGCGTCCTCCCCGACCGTCAACGTAAAGTGGGCGGGGTAGGACTCGGTGATCTCTAGTGTCTGCGTGGGGAACAAGGCCCGGGCCACGCTATAAATCGAATCATAGGTGCCGACTGCCAGGTTGACTCGGATACGGGCCTTGATGTACAGCCTGTACAAATCGTCTGTGCGGCTTTGGCGGGCCTCTCCGACCAACTCGCCCAGTTTGTCCAGCGCATCTCCCGTGGCCGTGTCCACGTTCAGAGCGTTCCGGACATTCTCCAGCTCTCCCTCGAGGTCCACCACGTGGTCCAGCAGTCCGGCATAGTAGTCCGCGATGTTGGACTTCTCTTTGTACTGCTGCAGCAGCTTCTCTTGAATCCGGGCCTCGATCTCGGCCTGTGTTCTCTCAACTACTGCCATTAGGTTGATGTGACGTCGACGCGGACTGCCGCAAGCTTAATCAGCTCTCTAGCGGCCGCGGTTAGGGATGTGGTTGTCGGCGGGTCAATGTCCTCGACCAGGACGGAGGTCACGTTGACCACTCCTGCCACGGAGTAGATCGATGGGTAGAGCTGGGCGGCAAACAGAGTCTCGCCGATCTCCAAGCTGGCGTTGTAGTCCTCAATGGCGTCGGCAATCTGAGTGTCCCCGTCCACAGGGTAGTCGGAATCGGTGGTAATGACGACGTCTACGTAGGCCAGGATGTCGGTGGCGTCGCTGAAGTTGATGTCGACGTCGTTGCCCTCAGAATCGGTCACTGTCTCGGTGATGCTGCCGAAGGTCTGGATCCCCGATCGTGACTGGGAAAC